CAGGCCCAAGCCATCAAGAGACAGACACGTTGCAAGGTCCGCCACTGGGTGGTGGAGAGGACCCACAGTTGGATGAACCGCTTCCGGCGGATTCTCATCCGCTGGGAGAAGAAACCGCAGAACTACTTGGCTCTGCTTCATCTGGTCTGTGCCCTCATCACCTATCGAGCCATCGGCCTACCGGGATAGGCTCTAAGTACACCGACAGTGGGGCGGGACTGGGCGGGCTCGGCGCCGGCCAGTGGATTTACGTGACCGGCTTTACGACCCCCGCCAACAACGGGCTCAAGAAGATCGTCACCAAGGCGGCTGGGGAGATCACCGTCTCCGGCGGCACGCTGGTGGACGAGGAGGCCGGCGACAGCGTCACGATCAAGCAGTTCGGCTACATCAACGAAGGCACGACGCTGACCAGCTACAACATCGAAAAGACCTACGCGGACCTGACCACCGACCTGGCACTGCTGGTCGGCATGGCGCCCTCCGGCATGGGCCTGACGATTCCGCAGGACGGCGTGGTCACTGTCAACTTCGACTTCATGGGCGTCTCCGAGGACTCCATCACCGCCAGCAACGGCAACGGCTACAACGAGGCGACCACGACGCCGATCTTCACGGCCCGCGACTTGGCGGCGGCACTGGAGGACCAGGAGTCGATGGGTATCGTCGACCTATCCTTTAAGCTCAATAACAACCTCCGTACCCGCTTGGAGTGCGGCTCGGCCGGCGTGGCGAGCCTGGGCTCCGGCAACGTGGAGCTGACCGGCACGCTGACCGCCTACTACAAGAGCAAGACCCTCTACGACAAGTTCGTCGACGAGACCGCCACGAGCATCGCCGCGCATCTCGCCGACACGGCCGGCAACCGCTACGTGTTCGAGTTCCCGCAGGTCAAGCTCACCGGCGGGCAGCGCGTCGCCGGCGGTCCCAACGCCGATGTCATGGCGGAGATGCAGTGGGAAGCAGAAATGGACAGCGCTGAAGGCGTGATGATGCGCATCGCCCGGCTGGCCGCTTAATCAGGGAGTGTATCTGTGGGAAATATCAACGCCCTGCGCGTGGATCTGGACAAACAGCTCAACGGCACGTGGTTCAACTATGAGGATGGGATTCGCTTCAAGATCGCCCGCTGGGGCAACGAGAAATTCCTCGCCGCCCAGCGGGCCGCCGTCGAGCAGCGAAAGGTCGTGCTCAACGCCAAGGACCTGACCGACGAGCAGAAGCTCGACGCCAATCGCGAGGCCGCCAGCTCGACCATCCTGCTGGACTGGGAAAACCTCGATGAGAACGGTGTGCCCGTGGCTTACTGCCCCGAGCAGGCCCTCCAGTATTTCCGCGATCCGGAGCTGATCGGATTGTGGACATTCGTATTCCTGACCAGTGTCAACGAGGCGAACTTCCGCAAAGAGCGTCTGGAGGCAGACCTAAAAAACTCACCGACGTCCTGAGCTGGCGGCTGGAGTGGGGGCCCTACGCCAAGAGCTTGCAACGCCGGGCCGAGCGGGGGCTGCCGACGCCGGCTTGGGACAAGCGCCCGCAGCTACGGCCAGAGCTGCTGTGGGTGATGGACGGGTTCAACGTGCTATCCCGGACCCGTCAAGGGGCAGGCTTTGGGGTAGCGCCCATCGCGGTAGAAGCCGTGAAGGCTTATCTGGACCTGATAGGTTGCCAATCGCCGCCGGAGCGGCTGGCGTTCCTGGAGCTGGTGCTGGAACTGGACAGCCAGTTCCTGGACTGGAGCAATAAGCATGGGGGACGTTCGGGAAGCAACGCTGACGCTGCGGATTGATTCCGAGCAGGCCAAGCAGGCCCTGCTCGATTTCGTCAAAGTGACCGACGGCGTGGGCATCGCCACGAACAAGACCGGCCTGTCGTTTGACCTGCTGATCAAAAAGCTCGCCGCCATCGGCATCGCCTACAAGCTCTACCATTTCGGCAAAGACACCCTGGACGCGGCGGACCAGGCGGACCGCGCCGCCCGGATGTTCAACACCGCCTTCGGCGATATGGCCGACAGTGCCCGGGCCTGGGCGGGCTCCGTGGCGCAGTCCATGAAGGTCGGCGAGTCGGACGTGGAGCGTGCCAGTGCCCGCTTCAAGTTCCTGTTCGACAACATGGGCGCCTCGGCTCAAACGTCCACGCAGATGTCGGAGGACGTGACGGAACTGGCACTGAGGCTGTCGGTCCTCAATCGCATCCCCGTCGACGAAGTGTTCAGCAAACTCCAGAGCGGCATGATGGGCAATACCCGCGGCCTGCGCGAGCTGGGCGTCGCCATCAATGAGACCACGCTCGAAGAGTATGCCCTCCAGAAAGGCTGGATGACCAGCGGCCAGAAACTCAGCGAGCTGGGCCGGGCCTATGTCACCTACCGCATGGTGATGGAGCAAACCGCCAGGAGCACCAAGTCGCTGGCCGAGGCCAATATGACCTACGGCGAGCAGACGCGGCAACTGGGCACGAACCTCAAGGAGATTGAGGAGGCCATCGGCGAAGGGCTGGCTCCGGTCGTCACCAAGTCGCTGTCGGCCATCAACGAGGCCCTGGAGGCGAGTCTGCCGCACATCCGCCGATGGGCCAAGGACTTCTCGGAGGGCTTTACTGCTGTCAAAGAGGGTGCTCAGTGGCTGGCCAATCAATTCAAGAGCAAGGAGTTCATGCCGGAAAGTTACCGGCAAAAGGCCATCGAGGATTACCGCCAGCGGACCGGCGATACGCAAGCCTTCACGTCGACGACCAACACTTTGGGCACGTGGTACGAGTCGCCGCAGGACGAGGAAACGTGGCAGAGGGTCTACCATCACTGGGATTTCCAGTGGCAGATGGACAAGGACCGCGAGCTTCGTCTGCAGAAGGAAAAGGAGCGAGCCGAAGCCCAGGCGGCCGGTCAGACATCGCCCGCGACCGAGGCGGCCACGGCAGCCCCGTCGGCCGCCGCCAAAGCCGCTGAGACGCAGGACAAGCTGCCCGAGGGCGGGCTCGACACGCGCAAGGCCCAGGAGTACCTCCAGCAGCTCAAACGCGGGCACGAGGTCCTTACTCTGACCAACGAGGAGCGGGCCAAGAGAATCGCCCTGAATGAGGCGGGGGTCACCAGCGAGCAGGCTATCGGCCGCCAGATCGAGAAAGAAGTGGCCGCCCTGGAGAAGGCCCGCCGCCTGGTGGAAATGGCCCACGACATCGGCAATGCCTTCGGCCAAACGTTCGAGGATGTCGTGCTGGGCGCCAAGAAAGCCGGTGAGGCCGTGAATGCCCTGCTGATGGATATCGCCCGGGCCATCATTCGCAAGCAGATCACCGAGCCCCTGGCCGACGCCATCGGGGCGGGCCTGGGCAGCATCTTCACCGGTGCTGCCGGCGTCAATTACAGCGGCGCGGGCACCGGCGCGACCGTCGCCCACGGCGGCTGGCGAGCCGGTATGCCCGGCGCTTCGATGCGGGCCCTGTCGCCCTGGCTGTTCGCGACGGCCCCGCGCCTGCACAGCGGTCTGGCGTCCGACGAGTACCCGGCCATCCTCCAGCGCGGCGAGACCGTCCTGACGGGCCCGCAAATGTCGGCCCTGTCGGCCAAGCCCAATGTCACTGTGAACATCAGCAACAATTCCTCCGCCCCGGTCAACGCCAACGTCAGCGACCTCAAGCTCGACCTGCGGCGCATGGTCGTCGGCATCGTGCTGGAGGACCAGCAGACCAACGAGCCGATTTCGCGGGGCTACCGGAGATAAGCATGGCTGTGCCTGATTTCCCCATGTTCACCCCGGCCCAGAAGCCCGAGCAGGATGGGTTCCATCGCGAGCCCGCCTATGACCCGGTGCTGCGGCCCCAGTTCGAGAGCGGCTCCGAGCCTTGGCGTAGCCGCGTCACGAAAGTGCCGTGGCTGTGGAGCTTCGAGTACCGCGGCATGACCACCGGCAATCGCAATACCCTGATGGTGTTCTGGTCCGACACGGTCTCCAACGGCGCGGCCGTGTTCCACTGGATAGACCCCACCGACAGCGTCGCCTACTACGTGCGTTTCGCGGCCCAGCCGCAAGCGGACCTGGAGCCGGACGGGATGGGTCTGTGGCGGGTGAGGGTCCAACTGCAAGAGGCCCTGGGCACCTGGGAGTAAGAGGCGAATCGTGACCATTCCCAATACCATCCTGGCTGAAAAGAACAAGCTCAATCAGACGGGCGTGTGGCCGTGGCTCATGGCGCTGACGCCGGTCGGCGGCAGCACGTACCGCTTTACGACCAATACCGAGCCGATCACCTACGGCGGACAGATCTACCAGCCGCTGCGTTTCAAGATCGAGCCCCTGGACAAGTCGAGCGACGGCTCGCTCACCGTTGCGAAGGTCATCGTGACCGACGTGGGCCTCGTGCTGCAAGACACCCTGCGGCTCTACAACGGCTTTCGCAACGCGAGCATCACGCTCACGCAGATCAATACGCAACTGCTGGCGGAGGACTTCTCCGGCGACTCCGTCACCTACCAGGTGAGCCACTGCCAGAACCAGTACATGGACATCATCCTGTACTGTGGCGTGCCGGGCTCCCTGAAATTGACCGTGCCGGAGGACATGTACTTCGCCCTGGAGTGCCGGCATGACTTCCGCATCCCCAGTGGCGCCTACAGCTCACGGTGCGGCTACAGCGGCAAAGACATCGTATCGATCACGCTGCCCAGCGGCAGCGAGGTCCAGGTGCAAGTGACGGCGCACGGGTTTAGTACCGGTGACCGCGTTCGCATCTACGGGACCAGCGAAATCGCCGGCTTGGCCGGAGACTATACGATCACGCAGACCAGTGCGGATGGTTTTACCCTCGACGGCACCGACGGGGACGATTTCAGCGGGACGTACACCAGTGGCGGCAAGGCCGGCTTCGCGGAGTGCGCCCGCATCCTCACCCACTGCCGCAACAAAGGACAAAGCACAAACTATGGCGGAATCGCTGCTGCAAGGGCGGATACGGTCCGGCTTGCCTTTTAACGAGCTGCTCGGGGAGTTCCTCGGCAAGCCGTTCCAGATCGGCGCCTCCGGACCGAAGGCGTACGACTGTTATGGTCTGTGCCGCGCGTTCATGCACCGCATGGGCGTGGACCTGCCGGACTTGGGCGCTACCTCCATCGAGCAGGCACCGAACCTCTGCCAGCAAGCCGCGCCGCAGTTCATCCGTCTGGACTGGCCGCGGCCCTGGTCGCTGCTTTCCCTGCGCCGCAGCGGCGAGCTGGCGACGCATTGCGGCATTGTCCTGCCGTACGACGGCCTGTTCCTGCACGCCCAGGAGAAAAGCGGCGTCGTCGCCGAGCCCATCACGCACCGCTACTGGAATCCTCGCATCGAGGGCTACTACTGGCCCAAGGGCGTGGTGGAAATGGTCGTCATGCACAGCCCGATCGGGCCTGACCATTCGTGGGCTTTCTTCCGGGCCGGCTACAGCCTCGCCCAGATGCTCGACGTCAAGGCGGCCGAGCAGATCCAGCTCCGCGTGTTCATCGACGGCAAGGAAGTAGAGCGCGGCGCGTGGGAGACGACGTTCCCCACCGAATTGCAGCAGATCGTGATCCGGCCCCAGTACGGCGACGGCCGCCAGGGCCTCATGATCTTCGGCATGGTCATGCTGATGATCGTCGGCGGCTGGGTCGCGGGCCCGGCTGTGATGGGTCTCCAGGGAGCGTCCTATTCGCTATTCATGGCCGGGGTCATGGTAGCCGGCAGTTACATGATGAACGCCCTGATCCCGCCGCCCAAGCCCTATGAGGAGAAGGGGGGCAGCTACGGCTGGAATCCGCAGACGACACAGAGGGAGGGCGTCCCCATCCCGAGGGTCTACGGCAAGTGCCCCGTCAAGGGCAACATTTTCATGTCGTATGGCTCCGTGTCGAATACCTCCGGCTACTACGAGTCGACGGCCTGGACCGTCTTTGGCGGACCCTATGGTCCGTACGTCATGATGCCAATCACCAGCGACCACCCGACGACCGCGGCATCGGATTATTCGTGGAATCTCAAGCTGGCGTACGGCGACGGACCCGTCAAAGGGATTGTCTGGGGCTCCGAGAAGATCAACGGCCAACCGCTGTCGGCATACACCGGCCTGAGCGTCCAGCACAAGCCTGGCACGGACATCCAGACGGCGACGACGATGGGCGACCGCACGCACTACGAGCCGCGGCTGCGGGGTTACTACGCTGTCCCGGTGACGTACACGTTCCCGGATGCCGACGTGGATAAACTGGTGGTGATTATCGGCTTGCCCGCGGGCCTGATCCACTACGACGACGATGGCGATGCCGCCCACCGCTCCGTCGGGATCAAGATCGAGATCCGAGAAGTCGGCAGCGGCGAGGCGGGCTGGCAGACCCTGGTCAACACGCAGGAAAACTCCAAGACCACGAAGTGGATTCACTTCGCCTACGCCAGCGACGGCACCTATGCCGGCGGCTCTCCCGTCACGATCACCCACGGCCATCAGTACGAGGTGCGCTTTACCCGTACCACCGACAACGGCGGGTCAATGAGTAAGGACGAGACGTGGCTGGAGGCCGTCCAGGGCGTCTACAACGACGCCTTTAAGTACCCGGGCTTGGCCTACACCGCCATCAGTGCCCTGGCGTCGGCCCAGCTCAATACGAGTCTGGACTGGGAGGCCGTGATCGAAGGGCGCATCCTGCCGGTCTATAACGGCGCGGCCTGGACCCTGCAGTACAGCAATAACCCCGCGTGGGTGATGGTGGACCTGCTCACGCGCCCGGTCATCAAGGGCGACGGCGCCGGCACGCCCTACAGCGTCGAATACTACCGGGGCCTCGACATCAGTTGGATTGACGCGGCGGCCTTCAAGACCCTGGCCGACTACTGCGACGAAATGGTCGACGACGGCAACGGCGGGACCGAGAAACGCTTCACGTTCAACGGCATCCTGGAGAACGAGCAAGAGGCGTGGCAGGCGGTCCTGATGGTGGCTGATATGTGCCGCGCGTTTCCATACTTCAACGGCCGCCAGGTGACCGTGTGCATCGACAAGGCCGCGACGCCCGTGCAGGCGTTCACCGTGGGCAATATCGTCCGCGGGTCCTTCGATGAGACATGGTTCGACGAAGCCGACCGCGTGAGCGAAATCAACTACACGATCCTGGACGAGAAGCAGGACTTTCGCCGCACGCCCATCCGGATTGTGGACACGAAGGTGTCGCGGCGAGCGCCGGTCTCCATTGAGGGCTGGGGTATCACGTCGCGCTCCCAGGCGTACCGCACGGCGATCCACAAGCTGACGATCAACCGCCTGATGCCGCGGAGTATCGAGTTCCCGGCGGACCTGGACGCCATCTACTGCAAAGTCGGCGACGTCATCTACGTGCAGCACCCGGTGATGAAGATCAACCAGGGCGGCCGGGTGACGGCGGTGGACGGCATCAAAATCACCGTGGACTTTACGCCGGCCGATGACGGCGTGAGCACCTACCAGATTGTCCTCCGCACGCTCGATGAGACCGATGGCGAGAAGCTCCAGCTCTACACCGTCGCGTCGACCAGCGGCAAGGACATCACAATCAGTCTGCCCGACTGGGTGTATATCCCCCAGGTCAATGACGTGCTGGTGTATGGCAAGAGCACGACGATCAATGACCTGTACCGAGTTCGTACCATTCGCCGGACGCAAGACTGTGAAGTCACCCTGTTTTGCACGGCGTATGACGAGGCGTACTACGGGCCGGATGCCATGACGCCTGTCGTGGCCACTCTGCAAGCGGTGACGGCGGCGGCAGCCGACCGGGCGCTGCACATGCGGCCTCCATCCGACGAGGACCTGGATAACCGGGTGCCTCAGAGCCAGGTGGCGCAGCCCACGCTCAGTGGCACGCCCCGCCTGGCTTCGATGGCGTTCTCCGGCAACGGCGTCGATACCGTGACCTGGACCGGCAGCGACATCGACAATCACGGAACGGTCGTCTACAACGGCCAGGTCGTCTGGATTAAGCAGGACCTGACCGGCACCACGGACAAGTACATCTACTTCGATCCGAACGCCGAGGACCCGCGTAGCCTCCAGCATACGAACGACCGCAACAGCCTGGTCGGCCAGGAGAAGTACGTTGTCTGCGTGAATATCAACGGCGTAGCCTACCCGCAGCCGTGCGTGCGCCTCGGTTACAATGCTACGCTGATCGGCGTGGAGGAAGGCGCGACCAACGGCGCCACGTGGAATGTGAACATCGCCGGCCAGCCGGCCGGATACCTCATTGTCTGGAAAGGCACGCTCACCGAGGCTCCGGCAAATCCAGAGAACGGCTGGGCCTACTACAACTCGACTGACGGCAAGAGCTATATCTACCACGACAACGCCTGGTATCAGATGAGCGTCGACGGTGTCAGCGGCGACGGCTCCGGCTTTGTGTGGAAAGGCGAATCCGCCACCCCGCCCGCGGACCCCGAAATCAACTGGGCCTACCGCGACACGGACGATGGCATCGTCTACATCTGGAACGGCAGTGCCTGGGAAGTGCTGGTCCAGGACGGCTCCGAGGGCAGCTCCGGCCTGAGCGTCTTTGTCACCTACCATGACAATGCTGCCGACAATCCCCCGGCGGCTCCGACTGGAGACGGCACAACGGGTGGCTGGCATACGGACGCCACGTCTTCCGTGGTGTGGATTAGTCAGAAGGTCGCGGCCGACGTCCTGTCCGGTTCCTGGAGCACACCGCTACGGATTTCCGGCACGGCCCAATGGTCCGAGGTCATCGACGACGATGGCAATAAGCCCGAGGACGGCGCCGACGTGACCGGCGATCACGGCGGGGACATCCCCATTGACGATCTGCCGCTGGGCTCAATGTTCCGTAAGGAAGTCTCCGAGACCTGCGAGGACACGCTGGGCAACTTCGCCAGCCGCTGGCAGGGGCAGAATCCCGACTTGGAGGACGAGGCCGCCCTGGTCGAAGGCGGCGTGTTCGGCGGTAAGTGCTTCCAGGTGGGCGACAATTCCGGCAATGACTGTGGCGCGTTCATCTTCGCCCATTCGATCCCCTTCGATCCGAACAAGCTCTATCGGCTGACCATCTGCGTTAAGCGCACGGCCGGCGAGGGCACGTTCTGTGCCGGCGTGCTGGGCCGTGATGCGACCGATACCCAGTGGGTGGGCTACGACGGCACGAACAGTCCGTCCTACCTCAAGGCGTATAACTGTGCCGCGGACTTGCACACGCCGACGGGCGATTGGCTGGTCTATACCGGCTACTTCAAGGGCACCGCCGCCACGGGCACGCATGGCGAGGCCACGAACCGCAATTTCCCGGGCAAGCTGCACAGCAACGTCCGCTACGTCCGGCCGTACTTCCTGGTCAATGCCCCCGACGTGCCGGGCACGATGCAGGTGGACTCCATCGAGCTGGACATCCTGGACCCGCCCGGCATCGTCCTGCCGCTGGGTGTCACCGATGGCGGCACAGGCGCGACGGACGCCTCCGGCGCCCGCGAGAACCTGGGCGCCCAGCAACACAGCGGCCCGCTCGATGACGTGGTCAACGTCACGAATACCGCTCCCATCGGCACGCTGTTCTATGTCACGGCAGACGGCTATGGGGTGCGCAAGCTCCAGAGATTGCCCCAGGGCGTCTACGGCCAGGTGCTGACATCAATCGGTGCGAACAAGCCACCCATCTGGGACTGGGCCTGGGGTGCCGCCGGCGCGATGGCCGACACGAAACGGCAGATCATCCTGGAGACCGAGTCCCTCTGGACCACAGACAAAGTGCATCCGGACCGCTTCATGACCAAGACCGTGGACATCGTAGCCAGCGAAGGGTTCCCGCTCAATCAGAAGCTCCAGCAGCCGGCCGTGGCGACGATCCCGACGCTCGCCAAAGAGACGCCGGACCATACGCTCGACAAGGTGCCCGAGGTCACGCTCACCTATACCACCAGTGTCCGCTAAGGAAGCAAGATGAAAACTATCGCAGTTACCAAGAACCTGAGCACCAACGCCGCCCAACCGGCGCCGGCACCTGCCGCTGAGCCGACTGCAGAGCCCCAAGGGGCCGCTCGCACCGCCCAGGTCGAAGCGCAAGTCACCGTCACCATTCGTGGAGTAGAGGAATGATTATTGCGCCGAGCAAGAAACTCATCGTCCCGCCCTATAAGAGGTTTCGTTCTCTGGACGAAGCGATGCGAAAAGCCGACGACGGCCACAGCATCGACCTGTGGGCCACAGTTGAGGTCAAGGACCCCAACGGCTTTAGCCAGGGCCGCACGAGTTTCCGCTGCCACAGTTTCCTCAAGCAGTTCATCGACTACCTGGTGTCCAAGACGCGTGAGGGCTGGATAGCCTCGGTCGACTGGGCCGGCAATAGCCGCAGCATCCAGAGCACCGGCCTAAGCAGTCCCACGCTTTCATTCGACATGGCGACCAGTATCCCGTGGCAGGGCCCCTGCGTCGGGACCGGGCTCACGGCTCCGACGATTAACGACTACAAGCTGGAGAAGCCCGTCTGGCACGGCACCGGTGCAGCAAACCTGAGCGTCTATAGTGGCACCGCCACCTCGACGTACTGGACCGACCCGATTCACTACGTCAGCAAGACCGCGGCAGGATGGACAGTGAACGCCTTCGCCAATATGACGCTGGCGTACACCAGCGGCGCGGCCAACGGCTGGGAGGGCCGCATCGACAACAACACCGCTACACTGTGCTACACGGGTCAGACAGGGTTCGCCGGCAACGGCAACCACCAGCAAGCCTTCCCGACCGCCAATCCGGGAGCCACACCGACGTTCGTGGTCAAGAACTACGGTCAGCTCACTTACAGCACCATCGCGATTTCGGTGCCGACGGATGACGGGGCGCTGCAGTCGAAGTTCTCGATCTCGCGGGACTTCACGAATAACCAGGGGGGCAATTTCACGGTCAATGAGTGCGGTCTGCACGCATCGATGGCTGTCGGCACGATCGGCAGTTACATCCACAGCTTCCCGTTCCTGATCGTGCGGGACGTGCTGGGGTCGCCGGTGACGCTGGCTAACGGCCAGATCATGACGCTGACCTACAACTTCATCTGCAACGCCTGAGCACAGGAGTACCTCGTGATTACGTCGTTCTGGGAAATCAAGAAACTCAACCCGATAGGAGCGCCCTTCTGTCGGGCCGCCGCGGGCCGCAGCTTCGTCAAGAACCTTCCTTCGATCCTTTACATTGAGGCGGGCGGAGCGTCCGTCCTCATGACGGATATGAACGGCGGCGGCCGGACAGTCAGCGGCAAGTACACCGCCGACCTGGGGATGTGTCAATCGGGCGGCGGAGAGAATTGCGTCCGCTCGTACCAGAATTACCTGTGGAGCGAGAACTCCGGTATCATCGTGGGCACCGGCACGACCGCCGTCGCCTACAATAACTCATCCCTGGCAGCCAAGATCGCGCACGGCACTGCAACCGGACAACTGCTCTACTATGGCGGGCTCATCAAAGACACCGCCGTGGAGGCCCCGTACGCCTACTTCGACGTTAGCCGTATCTTCGAGAACCAAAGCGGCGGGTCCATTACCATTGCGGAACTGGGCATGGCGTGCACCATGTATTACAGCACCCAATACTACCAGTTCCTGATCTGCCGCGACGTGCTGGACGTGGCCGACCGCGTCATCCTGGCCCACACCGAAATGCTCAAAGTCACCTATCGCATTCGGGTCACCGTGTAAGCGTGGAGATTGTCCATGTGGACTATGAACCAGATTCTCAATCGATTCCTGCGTCACAAGTCGTCCCCGGTGGCCGTACCGTCGCTGCCGCCCGCAGAGCATGTCGTCGGATGTCAGATGGGCGGGCGCACGGGCCCGATGTCTGTGCACTTCGGCGAGGACGAAGCTCTCTTGGTGCAGCAGGACATCACCGGCAACGGTGGTCAATTGCTGCTGACCGGCGGTGGGCAGCTCGCCTACCGTGTCGCGCAGGGACCGCACACCGTCAAGATCCGCCTGTACCGCGATAGACAGATGCTGGCAGAGAGTTTGCCGTATCAAGTCAACAGCTTTTGCCCGTCGCTCAGTGTCACCATAGCAGCGCGGGACCCCATCGGCATCGGCCGCTTCACGTACTCGCTGCGGGCCGTCGGCACCCAAGGGTCCATCGCCCTCGCCTGGCGGCCGTGGCTGACGTGGGTGGAAGGGAGGGCCTCATGACCGGGCCAACAACTCACAACATGATTCGTGGCCTGTGGACAGGCGCCGGTGTGTGCACCGTCGCCGTGGGTGTGGCAGACGGCGGGGCGTGGGAGGGGCGCCTCGTCGTCATCTTGTCCGGTATCGTGACGCTGCTGCTCTCGATCCTGCTGGGTGGGTTCATCAAGCACCTGTCGGAGCATGGCGATTACAGCCGCACGCTGGAGCAGTCGCTCAATGGCCGCGTCAAGAGACTCTTCGAGGTCCTGGAGAAAACCGACGAGAAGCTCGACAGCGCCCAGACCAAGGCGCAGTGCGAAATGGTCAACAAGTTCCTGATGACGCGTCTCAGTGCCCTGGAGGACAAGATCGACACCTTACTCAAGCGGCATGGGGAGGGGCACAAGAAGTGAGTGGCTGGCAGGTGCTGAGCGGACCGCTACCTGGCCTGGGGTATTCTGCGTCCGTTGCCCATGTGGGGTCTCAATCTGCGTCACGCCTGATGAGCGATGTATGGGGTTAACCCGTTGTGGCTCCGGCCAGGGGCAATCGTTCAACCAGTCCGTTGTCGGGGCCGATAAACCGTGAAAACCGGGTTCTTTATGCTTGACAGCGGGTCGCGGCGTACCGGTTTTCGCCGAAATGGAGGTGAGTGGAGACATTTCGGAGACATGATGTCACGCAGCAACCGCTTCGGGTCTCGCCGACAATGGTCATGTGGGCCGGGCTTTCGCTAATGGGTTTACCCTCGATCTGCGCGGATGGGTAAAGGGCCGCTATTCTCCAGATGCGGCCAGTTCTCCATGTGACAGAAGGGCTTGTACCAGATTGTCACCAAAGGCCAACTGGCCGCCGTGGCGATCGGCACGAGGCGGTGCTCCCTGTTGGCTTTCTTCATTATGTTGCCATTCACCATCCTGATGGAAATCGTGTTCATCCGAAGGGAGAAGCATATAATGGATGTGGTGTGTGGTCGAGAATTCTTCGCCTAACAAGCGAAACGGCGGCGGTGGATATGACCACGAAACTCGCAGGAAGAAACGCGTGCAAGGAGGACTTGCCATGAATGCTGACCCGGAGAATGGGCACATATCTGAAACACAAGATGACTTCTACGGCCGGATGAATGATCCCTCGGCAGGGGCGTGGGTGACGGGACCGTGCGGGGATACGATGAAGTTCTACCTCATTATCGAGAATGATGTTATCCGGCGGGTGAAGTACCACACGGACGGCTGCGAATTCACGTGCCTATGCGGTCGGATCGTGGCACTGTACATTCAGGGCAAGACCCTCGTGGAAGCCCTGTCCATCAGCGGCAGAGGAGTGCTGGATGCGTTGCCACAATTGCCGCCGGAGCATCGCCATTGCGCAATACTGGCCGTCAGCGCTTTCTACAAAGCGGTCGGCCAATACTGGGTGGAATTGGCCCATTCGTAA